GGCCGTCCGTGGCCACAAACGTGACCACGCCGTCCTTCACGTCCACGAGCACGGCGCCGAGGGCGAACCGGCTCGACTCCTGGTCAGCCGCGAACACCACGCCACGCACCGCCCTGGCGAACTGGTCGGCAGGCAGCCGCGTCAGCGACCGCGCGTCCTTCGGCTCCCACAGCGGGAACTCTGCCGCGTCCTCCACCGGCAGCGTCCACGTGCCGTGGCCACACCGCACGACGCACTGCGTCCCCTTGGTCTCCAGCGTCACCTCGTCACCGCCAGCCGCCCCGAGAATCGCCATCAGCCGTCCGTGCGGCAGCAGCATGGCATCTCCGTGGTAGTCGATGGCGGCGTCGATCCGCACCTCGAGGTCCGTGCCGGTTACGAGCCCGTCACCCAGACGCACGTTCGTCAGGATGGGCTTGGGTGCCCGGCTTGGCACCGCCGGGCTGACAGCGGCGAGAGCACTCTTCAAATCGGCGGCGTTCAATGTCACGCCACCACTCCGCTTGCGTTCCTTCGTTGCGGCCATAATCGTTCTGTCCTTTCTTCATCGACACTCCCACCAAAACGCCCAGCACGAACGTGCCGGCCAGCGTCAAGTGGCCAATCGCAATCAGCACAAACTGTCCTGCGGTCATAGCCCCATCCCCGGGTCGTCTTCGTCCAGCAGCGGGAAGCTACGCGACGCCAACTCGGCCTCGACAATCTCCAGGCACTTGGCGTTGCTCGTCACTCGCTGCATCAGCTGCTCGATCACAAGCGACGCCCGCTCGAGCAAACGCCGGCTGCGGTCGTCAACGTCGTCATCCCACGCGCGACGCAGGCATGCGTCCGCAACCGCCCGCGGCGAGACCTGGCGGCGTGGCCTCATGACACCACCTCGATTCCGCGAGTCTGACGAGCACGGCGGCGCAGCAGCCCCTTCTTCTCCAGTGCGCGGATGTGGCACATCGCACCGTTGGGAGAACGGAACCCGAAATGCTCCATGATCTCGCGGACTGTCGGGCCGCAGAGCGCAGTGCGTTCGCGGACGAACGCAAGGATCTCTCGCTGGCGGTCGGTGGCCGGTGGCGGCTGCGTGGTGGTCATGTGTCCTCCTCCTTGAGTTTGAGTGTCGTGGCAAGCGCAGTTACTACGCCTGCACCTTGCTTGTCTCGGCGCCAGATGGCGTACTCACGATCGGTCATGTTCTGGCCGGCGTCGCCACGCCAGTAGCGTTTCTTCGCCTGGTCAACCGGCGGCGGTGTCGCCTGCCGTGCAGCCTCTCGGTGGGTGCCACCACGATCCTGGCACTTGCTAAGCCACACAGTGGTGAGCCAGCGTCGCCAGTTCGATTTGCGTGCCTTTTTGGGATTCGCCTTGAGCCACTGGTTGGCCTTGGCAATTTCGACGGAAAGGTCAGCCGCCGGGTAAGCCTGTGACCATTCCGCACGGTCAGCGTCGGTGATTCCCACCCAGCCCGATTCCGCAGACCACCGAAGCGGATCGGCCGGCTTCGAGCATCGCCGCCGCTGCGGCGTGCTCGGAGCACCCAAAGGATTAGAGGTAGAAGGATTAGAGGTAGAAGGATATAAGGCGCAAGAAGCCGGGGGATTTCCCGGCTCCAGCGTTGGATTTCCCGGCTTTGCGTTTCGCTCGGGAAAAACGATGGTTTCCGCCGATTCGTCGGGTGGAGGCAGCCCTTCGTCACGCTCGTCTGGGTGACACCTCTGGTGCTCCCCAAAAGTCGGGATCTCAAGCACCTTAACGTTGCCCGATTCGTAGGCTCGGACAAAGCCCCTGTCGGCCAGCTGCTTGAGCAGGCCGACGATGTCGCAGTTCTCATACGGGAAGAGCTCGGCCTTGATCCGCAGGGGGCGGAACTCCATCCGGCCCTGGCTGTCGGCCAGCGTCCAAAGCCCGACGAAGAGCAGACGAGCCATCGGCTCGCACTCGGCCAGGTACTCGTTCTTGAAGAACGACGGCTTGATGCTACGAGTCCGTGCCATCCGTGGCCTCCTCGTCAGCGTCGTAACTCTTTCGGATTTCCGCGTTGACTGTATCTCTAAAAACAGACCAACTGCTTACGTACTTCGCAAAATCCACCATTCGCTCAACGTCAATGCCAACGTCTCGAGCTTCCTTGAGGAGTGCGATGCAAGCGCGTTCGTTTAGATATCTGCACCTGTTTCGCAAAATGCCACGGATGTAGAACAGGCGGCCGATTCCAGGGTCATGATCTTCCGCCCGCATCACGCTGCATATTTTCGGAATCGACCAAAACGCTGCAGACCGCTCCTCTTGGTCAGCCTCCATGCCGGATCGCAGCAACGTGTTTGCTGCATTAACAATCGCTTGGCACACGCGCTCGTATCCGTAGTTCTTTGCCCAACGCCTTAGCTCGTCGCGTGCGTTATCCACCAAGTAAGTCCCTGGATTGGCTCGCACTGCCTCAAACCAAAGCCGCTCAAGTTGCGTGGACGCCTGTGCCTCAATGTCAACAAGAGACAGATGCCACTGGGCAATCATCTCCAACTGTTGCCTACGCTCCTGAAGGTCTTCCGCTTGAGCACGGGCCTTCTCGACGGCGGCAGAGTCCGAAAGCAATTTGTCTGACTTGCCTGCGTTGCAGGCACGGCAGGCTGTAACAAGGTTGAGAATCCCGTTGTCGCCACCGCCTGAAACGGGGTTGATGTGATCAACCTCCAGCACGACATCAGGTGCTTTTTGGCCGCAGTATTGGCACGTAAACAAGTCGCGCTTGAACACTTCAAACCGGACGGATTTGCGAATTGTCTTACGCATCACGCAACCCTCCACACCGTGGCCATCCGTCCGCTTGCGGTCCGCCTGGTCCCGGCCTCGACCACAAGACCACGCCGTGCCAGTTCGATCCGCCGTGGCCGCTGCGTGGACGGGTTCATTGCCAAAGCGGCCTGCTGTTCCTCGTCTGTGAGACCGTGCGGGTTCTCCCGCAGCAGCTCGAGCACACGCCGCTGTAGTGCGTTGAGCGTCTTCGGCACCAGCGAGTCCGCAGCTGCGGCCGAGGTGGCCGAGCCTTTGACGGACGGGGCTCGAGCGGCGAAGAGCGGGCCGGCACAGCCTTCGATGCCGTAGTGGTTCATCACGCATCCTTTCGTGTGTATTAGCCCCGTGACGTGGGGCACTCGGTCGCATCACCTCTGGGAGAAGAGGCTGCGACTGCCGGCGTTGGTCCGCACTGGGCCGGCTCTACGGGCGGATGCAGCTGTGAGCCGCTCAGGCAACCGCGTGCCGTTGGTTCAACCGTCGCTCATTGGTCCTGGTTTGCCGCCTCTGTCGTTGACCAGCGGCGCAGGCGGCTCGTACTGGTGCAGTCGCTTCACCATCTCTGCGAGTTGTGCAGCCCATGACGCCTCGAGCCGATTGATGTCTCGCACCTGCCGATCCATCTGCCGCACGTAGGATGCAAACCGCGTGTAGCCGCTGTGGTGCAGCAGATTCGCGATGTCATTGCCGCTGAACGTCAGCGGCTCTTCGGCGAGCGGGTGTCGCTTACGCATTGGTCTGCTCCGATCCGGCGGCTTCGGCGGCGAACTCCTGGCCGTTGTCCTCGGGCTCGCTCTCAAGCCACTCGCACTTCGTGTCGATCAGCCCGATCAACTCGTCACGCTGGGCCTCGGTGAACGTGCCATCGGCATGCCGCTGGTGCACTCGCTGACGGTAGGACGCCAGCACATCGAGGTTGTTGGTCTTTTGCACCAGCAGCCTGACGTTCGCCATCGCACCCGAAGCGGCCGTCGTCTGTGCCGCCGCGGGGGCGTCAAGCTTCGGACGCACCACAACGGGCTCGTGGGCCGGGGCAACCGTCGGGTAGTCCTGTGCCTCTTCGGCCGTAATAAGCCCACGCAGAGCGTCGGCGAATGCGTTACGCAAGGCGAAGCCACGTGCTCGCAGCGTCAGCATTCGAGCCGGGTAGTTTTGCCAAGGCCCGGCCTTGCCCCACAGCCCCGCCTTCTTGGCGTCGGGCACCGAGAACCGCACCGTTGTGGGTGTCGGGTAGCCTCGCCGCTTGGCCTCGCACACGGCGACCAGCTGCTCGCCGTCTCCCTCGGTGTACTCGCGGACGTACTCGCAGACCGGGCTGCTCTGCACCAGGGCCAGGGCAGCGTCACCCCAGATCGTGGGCCGTCCGTTGATAACCGCGATGCTCTGCAGGCTCTGCATCGGGGACAGGCCAACCTCGCTGCCGTGCTGGATGGCCAGCATGCAGGACTCGGGCTTGCCCTTGAAGTCCTTCGGGGCGAAGTCGCTTGCCGACACCATCTTGGAGAAGCGGAAGGCGTCATCGAACGATTGAAGGGCCAAGCCGCCGGCCCGCTGGGTGCTGATCTCTGCGCTCATCTCTCGCGTCCTTTCGTGTGGGGTCTGGTCAGGAATGGAAGCCGTTGCTGTGGCAGTCGATGTCTGGCTCGCAGATGGCAACATCATCCATGCGTGCCAAAGGCTTCTGGTCGGCGATTCGCTGAACGGCGTCAGCGATCTGCTCAATCGCGTGAATCAGCGCGAACTGGTTCGTAACGATCCCGGACAGCGTTGCTGTTAGTGCTGCAATAGCATCGTCCTGTCGTGCGCACTGCGGCTCATCCAAAAGTTGCCGCCTGTCTGCACGGCGACTCTTCGTTTCTTCAATGTGCTCGTCTAACACAAACCAAGGCCCAGTATCGCCAATGCGAAACGCATCAACTTCGTGTCGTTCGCACAGTCGATTGAGTTGCCGATGCAGCCCAGGGTCTTTTTTGTGGAACGAACCGATGGCCACGTACTGACTAGGGATGTGCTCGCGCTTGCTAACGATGCTGGGGCGATAAGTCTTTTTCGCTCTGCTCATCTGTCGCGTCCTTTCGTGTTTCGCGAATTGCGAATGTCCTATGAAAATCCCGCTCTGCGTCCTGCTCGGCGGGTGGTTCGTCCTTCCGTGGTCTGCGGCTCCCTGCCGCCTCCTTCCGCACCTGCGTCTCCGACGCTGGGCGGTCCTTTGCTCGAATCAGAACGGCACGATCTGCTCTTCGCCCACCGCGTAGTGCAGGTTGCCGTGGTCGGGCACATGCCGACGCACGTGGTACGTGTCCTCGGTGAGCACCTCGACCACGACGCCAGCGAGCGTCTGACCCTTGTCGATGAACCGGATGCGGTCTCCGACCGCGTAGGTGGTGACGAGCTTGCCGTCGCGGTAGCGGGTGGTGCCGCTCGATAGGGTGTGCTCGGGCATTGCGGCGACGGCGGCGAGGTATTCGCGGGCGTGGGGGTCAGCGTGCATGCGTGTCTCCTTCGGTTTGGGTGGCAACTATACCGGCGTTCAGTGGGGCGTCAAGCGGGGGCAACCGACAAAATGAGGGGACTGGAGTTTTTGTACAGTGTTTAGCGTCGGCGTTAGAAAGACCGCATGGTAGCGGCGGCGTTAGAACTGTCAACAGGGAAGGACGCCGGCCACGCTGGCCAGCAGTTCCAGAAGATCGTGCACAGCTCGAGCAGCCGGCGTATCGGTGCCGAGTTCCTGGCCGATGCGGATCAATACGAGCGATTGCATTGCGGCGTTCCATTGGCGTTTCATAGTGCGGCCCTCCTTGGCCGGGTAATCCTGTGTGCGATTGCCACCCGTTTCGCAGCTGTCGGCAGGCCGGGTGGCCCCGCCCTTGAATTGTCAGTTGGCCATGAGGATTTCGGCGTCATGCTTTCCGTTGTGGCGAGAAGCCCACAACTTGACAACGCCATCGCGGACAACGCATGGAAAGTTCTCGCGATTGGCACGCATGATTTCGCTATCGCTGCCGCCATTGGCGACCGCTGCGCGGACGGCGTCAACAGTTTTCGCGAACCGAGACAAATACTTGATGTCGGTCGCGTTGCCGCTGCCGCCGCGAATCTTGCTAGCACAGATGACGCCCCAGTGCTGCTCTTCGCCGCTCACCTCAACGCGAACCGTCCGCTTGAGGTTCGTCTTTCCGCAGCAGCCGCAGGTGTCTTCGTCGCTCGTTCCAAGGATTTTGATTTGGTCGTTCATCGTTCGGTTCCTTTCGTCTCGTGGTGTCGTGCCCGCCGGCCCAGGTGCCAGCGGGCGAGGATGTGCGGTCAGATCGCGGCGATGAACGCCGGGCTGACGCCGCTGATGTTCATGGTGAAGCAGCCGTGCAGCATGGCCGAGTAGCCGCCGACCCCCGAGCCGTCCGTGCCCCACATGCTGCCGCCGCGAGCCTTGACCATCGACAGGATGCCGTAGTATTCGCCGTCCAGCTTGACGAACTCCTCACGGCTGCCAGCGGTGAAGTGCTTAGTGATCGTGACCACGTTTTCGCGGCTGCTGATCTTCCAGCCAGCCTTACGGGCGGCGGCAACAAACTTGGCGGCGGCGGTCTTGGTGGCGGTCTTCATCGTTCGTCTCCCGGCTGGCGTTGCGTCAGGTCTCATGTGCCTGACACCCGTATTCTAGCGTCGGCGTTAGAACGTGCAAGGGGTGAGAAAAAAGATTTTTCCGGCCTGATTTTGCCGGGGAAAACGCTAGTTGGCCTTGAATCCGCCCCTGGGGCGGCCGGTGGCCCGTTTGGCCTTGGCCCGCTTGCGGATCTCTTCGGCGTCAAAGACGCGGGCTGTTGGGGCCGCCAGCCAGGACTGCAAGCCGCCCTTATCGGGCTCGAGCAGGGCCAGCTGCCGCATGCGTCCCATCGTGACGCCGAGGATCTTGGCCGCCTCGGCGGTCGAAATCAGCTTCTTGCCTTCTGGTAGTGCCACAACCATGCCCCAATACTAACGCCGCGAATAGGCGCGTCAAACTGTCCTGCCGCCGCATCCAGCAGAATCCGCCTACTTCCGCCAATCCGAGAATCGCAGTCCCAACACCGCGACAATCAAACTAGTGAACAAAAGTAGTAGCGGAGGGCATGGGAGCAGGAAAGTCGTACACACTGAACTTGTGTATACTGCCGCTACAACACCAAACGGGAGGCAGTCAGATGAAGATTCGGGAGCTTTTGCACGAGCGGTACGCACCGTTGCACAACCTGTCGGCCAGGAGCGTGGTGCTCTTCGGCCATTCCATCGACCGGCTAAAAGACTTTCTGCAGCGGGAGCCGGAAACTACCGACTTTGACGATCTGGTGATTGCGAAGTTCTTGCGATGGCGGGCCGTCACACCGCACCGCGGCAAGGTCTGCTCGCCGGCCAGCGTGGCGAAGGACAAGGCCCACATCAGCGCTTTGTGGAACTTCGCCGCGAGAAAGCGGATCGCTGCCGAGTTCCCTGATTTGCCACGCCTGCGGGTTCCCACGCGGCCCCCACGGGGCTACACGGTCGCCGAGGTGTCTGCACTCGTCAGAGCGGCCAGAACGGCACACGGCTCAATTGGTGGCGTGCCAGCCCCATGGCTATGGATGACACTGATTCAGTCCCTTTGGTACACGGGCGAGCGGATCGGCAGCCACCTGCGGCTGCGGTGGTCGGAGGTGGAGCTCGACGCCTGCCGCATTACGTTCTTGGGCGAGACCCGCAAGGGTGGCATCGAGACGATCCAGCGTGCGATCCACCCTGACCTGGCCCAGCAGCTGCGTCGCTACCGCAGGGCGGATGCCGATCTCGTCTGGCCGTGGCTCGAGCACCGTCGGCCCAGCAGCCTATTCCAATCGCTCAGGCTGCTGTGCCAGCGGGCCGGCGTCAAACCGAGGGGATTCCACGCCATTCGCAAGGCGAGCGGTTCATACGTGAAAGCAGGGGGCGGCGATGCCACGGACCACCTTTCGCATTCCAATCCGAAAACGACAAAGGATCATTACATCGACGTTTCGATCACGGGCCAGCAGTCGGCCCTGGACTACCTGCCGCCGCTCGACCTGAACGAGCCGCCGCAGGGAGGAGACAGGCCAGCGGCTGAATTGGGTAGCAACACGGAAACTAGGTAGTGAAGTAGGTAGGACGAGCCGGGCAAGCGGGGAGGCGTCGCGGGGGAAAGGATGACCCTACGCCGCCTCGACCCGCCGCCCGGCTCAATCTCCACGGATCTGCGACAGCGACGGCAGTTCATCCCGCTGTGCAATCGTCACGGCCAGCCGGCCCTTCACTCGCGACAACTCGGCAAGCAGACGCATGACGTGCGCCGCGAGCGTGCCGGCCGTGCCGGTGTACGCGCCGCTGAACCGGCGAGCGTCGAACTCGCACTGCTGCAGGTAGGCGTCGGAGAGGGGTTCAGGCACGACGGCACTCCTGGTGGCAGGCCGCATACCCCGCGATGTCAATGGCGGCATCGTCGGTCGCCGCTGTCCCCATCTGGCGGGCGATCTTGTCGAGCACCATGACGAGAGCCCAATCGGCCGCCGTGAACGTCGTGCCGAAAGCGGCGTTGACGAGCGACGCCGTCCGCTGAAAGTGCTCGCGCGGTGGCCCGTACTTGTCGTGCCGGTCTCGGATCGTGGCGATAGCGTCTCGCAGCGTCTGCTCTGCCGGCGAGACGGACTGAAAGGCAGGCTCCCACTCCGCGTACGTCTCGCTCAGCACTCCGTCGCCACGCTGCCGCTGCCCCTCGCAGCACGACACCCGCGACAGCACCTCGGCGGCACACTCCATCGCGGGCTGGCAACCGGCGAGGATCGGCGGCCTGTACCCCACCATCTTCGGATCATCTACTGGCGTCGCGTCCAGCCTGGTGCGCACCGCATTGCGGAGTGTCTCGTTAGCCGCTTCAAGTGTCGTGCTCATGGTGTCCCCTTCTGGAAAATGGAAAGCCGCAGTGTGTGGCGTGCGTCAAGCATCGTCGTTGTCATCACGCGGCGAGTCGTGAAACGACGCTCGCAGCTCCGAGTGGTCCGTATTCCATCTCAGCAGCATCCACCATCCGCCAAGCGGACGAGCACTCATGCCCTTCTCCACGGCCCAGCCATCCGTCAAGCACTCTTGCTTGTACGCCGCTGAGCGGACGAGGTGCATGGGCCTGATGCGAGCAATGCCCGTCGGAGACAGACGCTGCCGGCTTGCTTCGATTAGCGTCCTTTGGTGGACGTGCCCGGCGTGGATGCAGTCTGCGTCTACGTCCACGAGGTAACGGCTGTAGTCGATGACGCCTCGAGTAACCGGGCCGCCGCCGCCGTATCCGTGGTGATACCAAAGACGGTACAGAGCCGTGTTTCTCTTGCCCGTTGTTGCACGGAACAGCACCCACCCGGCGTAACCGGCGTGACGCACCTTGCTGCCACGCACCCGCAGCTGCTCTACGAGCCGCGTAGTTAGGCACGTCTCCATGCGTTTTCGCACGCTCGTCTCATGGTTGCCGGGCGTGATGAGCGCCATCTGCTCGCGATACGGTTCTAGCCACTCGGCACACTGTGTCACTATGTCATCGTAGTAGTTGCCCTTTTGGAACTCTGGCCGCACGTCCCACTTGCCATTGCTTCGAGGATCGTACTTGCCACCCATGGCGTCGAAGTGGTCGCCAATGGAAAGCACCGCGGCGTTCAGTTCCTTGGCCTTGCGGAGATCAGCGGAGAGTTTGTCTCGGTCGCACTTCACGCTGTCCCAGTGCCAATCGCTGGACAGCAACACCCACAGGCGAGTCTGGAAGTCGATGCGAGTGACGCCGCCGTCAAGCGACGTGACGAGCCACGGGTCGCTAGCGTTCTTGCGACGAAACGTGGTTGCGGATCTACCCATCGCTCACCTCCCTATAGCCAAGCGCCCACAGAACCCTGGCGATGTCCCGGCCCTGCTGCGTGACGTGCTCCTCCGAGATCGTCGGGTTCATCGCGTGCAGAAGCTCGTGCACCAAGACCTCGAGCCGCTTACGCCCGCGTAGCCGCGAGTCGATGATGATCCTGGGCGACGCAGAGTTCTGGCTGTACGTGTACCCGTATGCCTGACCTTTGAGCGTCGTGAAGCGCAACAGCCACTCGGTGCCATCTAGCGTGAAGTGGTGGTCGCTCGACACGGTCACCTCGCCGCCATGTACAAGCCGACGTTCGCGAACGCATAGCCCAGGTACGCGATTGCCAACCCGGACTTCCCGTGCCACGCGAGGTCCGCGGCCACGACCGCGTAGATGCCGCCCGTGAGGATGATGAGCCAACCGGCCATGGCGTTCCTTTCGCACGCCACGGTAGCGGGGGCGTCAACCAATGCCGAGTTTCCGCCCAAGAGCGTTCAACGCTTCCTGCCGCTTTTTGCAACCGCAGTCCTTGACGCCCACCTTGCTGGCCACGGCTTGCACCCGCTCCTTGGTGACGCCGATGGCGTCGAGGCCAGCGGCCACCATGTCGCCCAGGCCGGGCTTCTTATGTGGGTACGCTGGGTGTGTCTCGTCTACCGTGATGACCGCACCGCGCTCGCTGACAATGCACGGTCGCACCTGCTCGAGCGTGTAGCCACGCTCGCGGCAACGGGCCTCAAGGTGTCGCAGGCAACAGCGGATCATGGGAGCGGGTTGGCGCACCACTCCGAATCGGTGCAGACCGGAACCCAAAGCGCGCTGAAAGAGCCGTCTCCGATGTCTACTCCGTAGTCCCCGTTGATTCCGTATAGCGGCGTCAACGGAGCGTACTCGGCACAATCTGGGCCAAGCGACATTACCGGGATGTACTCGCCAGGTGGGTACGGCAGTTCTGTCAGAGGCCAGATGTTGACCCACCTGCCTTCCGGTTGATCGAACAATTCGCAGTCGTTATTTATGCCGCAATTTGCGTAAGGCAGTTCAGGCAACTCAATGCAGCACTCGCAGGTTGCCGTTATTAGGATTTCATACGTGTACCGTATCTCGTAGCACTCGTTCGATTCGCACTCTGGGCATTCCACGTATGACGTTTGCACAGTTCGGTCGGCGACGGTAACCGTAGCCGTCCACCCTGCCGCAGTCAGATTGTCGGCAATGTCCTGGGCAGTCTGCTCAAGCAGGTCAAGATACGAGTTGATGTCTGCTTCGTCTTGCGCCTGCGACGGCGACCCGGTACACCCAGACAGAACGTCCAATGATCCGCCGGCTAGGCGGCCCGATATTGTCAGACATGTCGAACACCCGCAGCAGCACTCCTGCTCCGTCCCTACCTTTCCGTCACGCAGGACGGGCTTGCCGTCTTGAAACGTGATGAGCGTCATGTGGCGGTAGAGCAGGTGGTGATGTCGTACCAGCGGATACTGAC